CACCCGAGGGTCCAGCGCCACCGGGTCGAGCACGACGAGTGCTCCATCGTCATCGAGCCTGTGATTGACCATCGCTCATCCCGCCTTTATGAAGATGCCGACGTTGTAGTGATCTAGTACCTGATCTAGTACCATGTGGTAGTGCCCAGACCGAAGAAAACCTGCTCGGTGTGTCCGCAACCACATCGCTCCCTTGGCTATTGCACCATGCATCTGTACTACTTCAAGAAGTATGGGGATCCGCTCGCTACTGGGGTGCGCGCAGCGCCCGGATCGCGGACTCTGTGCGAAGCACCCGACTGCAGTAGACCGACAACCAGTCGCGGGTACTGCAGAGCGCACCGATGGCAGTTGGATCATGGACGTGATCTCACACCGATCGGTCCCCGAGGCAGGCGCGTCACCTCTCCGTACAGCAGGACGCTGGCCAAGACCAACACTGACGGGGCTTGCGTGGTGTTCACAGGGAAGAAGAACAGTTCCGGGTACGGACTCATCTCTCACAACGGGAAGTGGAGCACTGTTCACCGCGTGGTTTGGGAGCATCACCACGGCACCATCCCAGACGGGCTCTGCATCATGCACACCTGTGACAACCGCCTGTGCGTGAACATCGACCATCTTCGAGCGGGAACGTGGGCAGAGAACAACGCCGACCGCGCGGCCAAGGGGCGCAGCGCCGACGTGCGAGGGGAGCGAAGTGCCGTGGCGAAACTTACCGAAGCGCAGGCCATGGCAATCATTGCCGACAGCAGGACTCATCGCGCCATAGCCGCCGATTACGGCGTGGACCGGACCACGGTGACCGCGATCAAGCGTGGCAGGAACTGGGCTCACCTTCCTCGATAGATGCACGCTAACCTGCCTTTATATGGAACGCAAGTCTCACATGGTCTGGTGCGGTCTCTGCGTCGCCGCCGCCGTTGGTGGAGTGCCAGTGCGCTCCAGCACTGCCCACGGTGTGGCTGTGACCCCCTGCGCTAGAGGTGTTCTCGGACCGTCCGGTCTTGTTGCTCGCGTCCCACGTCTGATACGGGCCGCCACCCGCGTACGCCGATGCATTGGGAACGTGCGTATGGCTGCCGTCGGAACTCAGCCCGTGGCTGTGCCCGCCCGGGTCGGTCGTGGTGAGTGGGGTGTGCGGTCGTCCCGTGGTCCAGTTGTGCTGCGTCTGCCCCTTGGCATCGCCCGCCTCCGACGCGCCACGGATGAACTGGTTGCGCAGGTCCGGCAGGTGGTCGCTCGGGAACAGCACGTGCAGGCCGGGGTTCTGGGTGGCGTTGAACGCCGAGCCGTCGGCCAGCAGGTAACCGGCGGGCGGGGTCAGCGACGGGAACATGATGACGGTGCCTACAGGCACGGCGTTGTGGGCGACAGTGGAGGCGACGGTCGGCATCATGCTCCCTTCGTGAGGATGAACGCGGCCTGCACGTAGATGTTCCCCGCTGCGGCGTCCACGCCGATGGCGGGCATGTGTGCGTTGCCGTTCGCGTTGAACACCGCCACCCGGTCGAAGATGCGCTTGCCGTTCTCGTCCTGCCCGGAGAACTCAATGACCCAGTGGTTGTAGCCGATGTCGGTGATGCCCTTGATCGTGATCGCCCACGGCGCGTTGGACTTCACGTGCCACGGCCCCAGCGCGGTCTTGCCGTCGATGGTCTGCCACGGCTCGTCCGAGGGCATCGCCGTGGTCATGTTCCCGGTGTGAAAGATCAGCGACAGGTCCGTGATAGCGCGGCATTCCCCGGAGATGAAGATGTCCCACGACCCTCCGATCTTGCCGTCGATGACCGCCGCATCGTTGGCCGTGGTCAGCCCAAGCGCGGCCAACCCACGGTCGAGGTAGATGCGCGGCGCCTCGCCGGGGTTGGTCTTGTGCCGGAACGACTGAGCGATCGCGGCGGTCTCGACCAGTGTCCCGTCATCTGCGAGCCTGTGGGCGACCATCAGCCCGACCCCCTACTTCCGCAGCCCGAGGACGATGACCTTGCCACCATCAGCGTTGGTGACGAACTCCAGCACTGTCGCGTCCGGGATGTTGTACCCCGTGCCGAGCGCCACGATGGGCTCGTTCGCATTCGTGACCAGCCGCAGGTCGTACGCCCCGTAGGCGCCGCCGTCGGCGAACATGAACTCGGCGCGCGCCCACGGATAGGTCCCGGTGTCGGGCAGCAGGATCCGCTCGGTGTTCGCCTCGATGAACAACTTGTGGGCCGTGGTCTGCTGGGCGTTCCCCAGCATCTGGACCCCGCTCATGTGGATCGCCTTCGAGGCGCGCACCTTCATCCCCTTGGGCGCTCCGACGATGACCCGGTACGCGGCGTACTTGGTCCAGTCGGCGGTGAACCCGGCCCACTTGGTCGTGCTCAGGGTGTCCTGCATGACGGTGTGCCAGCCGAAGCCGAGCGGCACCCAGAAGGACCCGTCGTAGATCCACGACAGCCGGTCGGCGATGTTGACGAACACGTCATCGCGCTTCGGGTCCATGGCGCTGATCGCAGGGGGACCGCCGAGCAGGCCGTCGGTGTGCTGGATGTTGGGCTGCAAGGTCTGAACGACCGCCCCGTTGGCTCCGACGATCACGTCGAACTGGCCGTGGATCGCGTCGTACCGGATCGCGAACTTCTTGTCCACCGCCGGGTCGGAATCGCCGACGAGGTGCGCTACTGCGCCAGTCGCACCACCGGCCCGCTGCGCGGCAGCGTCCCACGTCGCCCAGTCGATCGGGAACGACTGGATGTGCGCTGTTTGCACGACCGTGTGGGCTTGGTAGTACGGGAACGGGTGGTTCCCGCCGGTCGGATACACCGCGTTCGGGTGGGCGTTGATGTACGTCTCGAACGCGGTCACACCCGCATTGCCCGTGGTGGGGATGGACACTCCCGGGCCGACCCCGCCACCGCCGGAGAAGACGAGATGCCCTCCTGCGTCCCACGCGAAGTAGTACAGACCGGGGAAGTCCACGTCGCCCCGGTTCCCGACCAAGAACGGTGCGAAGTTGTTCGGGGTGATCCCTTGGGCGATCCACGTCGAGCCGATCGTGCCACCGATCGTCAGGATGGAGGTCTTGGTCCCTGCCGTGTCCACGAACGCGATCTCGCCGTTGCCCGACGCGGTCGGGAGCACGATCGTGAGTGCTGCCGTTCCAGCGGGGACAGTCGGGGTCTGGCCTGCGGCGACGGTGATGACCGGCAGGACGCCCGCCGGGACGGCAAGATTCTTGAGCAGCCCGTTCCAACCAGCCGTTCCCGCGTTCGGACCGCGTCCCGTGAGCGTGGCCGAGTACGACACGCCGTCCACCCATGCGTTCGTCCCGTAGATCGGGGCCTTCGCACCCGGCGCCGAGGTGATCTTGACCTCCACCCAATCGTTCACGTCGTCGGCGTTGACGAATCGGACGAACTGCCCGTTTGTGAACTGGTCGAGGTAGCGAAGCGACTGCTTGGACAACTTCAACGTCCCCGTGCCGGGATCGAAGATGATCATCTGCGCGACGGAGTCGATGGACGCCGAGACGATGGGACCCGTGGTGTGGTCCATCTGCGCATTCGCCGGACGGTAGAGCAGTTCACCCGGTGCCAGCGCCGTCGGGGGGCGCAGCAGCAGGGCGGGCTCCGTCACAGGGGTGGCGTCGAACAGGTTGCGCAGCGACTGGACGACGGTGAAGGCGTGCCCCGGCGCGGCGGGCTCCTCGCCCGGCGCGTGCGACACGGTCACGTACGGCGGCTCGGTGATCCCGCCGCCGGAGCCGAGCGCGACCCACTTGGTGCCGTCCCACGAGTAGTACTTCTGGTCCGCCTCGACGTAGGCCAGTTGTCCGGGCTCGTGGTCGGGGTAGGCGTTGAGCACCGTCATGGTCGCAGCGGTGACGATGTAGAAGCCGATCGGGTCGTACGTCCCGTCCGGGAGACGCTTGCGGATGCTGCCCAGCGCGGTCATCAGGTCACCACCAAGGTGTAGGTCTGGCCGTCGGTGTAGTGGACGACGATCTCGATCCGGTCACCAGCGGTGAGGCCGGGCACCGTCTGGTAGGACTTCCCCTGCCCCGGCATCTGGAGCGGGAGCATGTTCCCGTTGGTGCTGGAGGTGCGGTACCGGACGGTCGGCCCGGCACCGTCGTAGACGATGACCTCCATGGTCCCGTGCTGGTACAGGGTCGGGTCGTTGATCTCGTTCCATTCGAGGATCAGCCCGGTGCCTCCATCGGTGGCCTTCGCGACGCAGGACGGGGCGCTGTCCGTGGAGGGGACCTTGATGCACGGATCGCCGTAGACCGTGGAGGCGACGGTCCGGCCATGGACCTGCGCGCCCGCCCCGTTGGTGATCTGCGGACCTGCCGGGAGCACGATCGGGACTGCGCCCGCGACCCAGTGCGTGCCGTCCCAGTGCGCCTTCGAGGAATCGCCGAGGACGAGGTGCTGGCCCGAGGTCCACGGCGTGAGCACCGTCAGGATTCCTGAGCCGAGCGCCTGCAGCGCGGGGAGGTCTGCCGGGAGCATCCCAGCCGGGATGAACTGCCCCGGGTTGCCCGCGATCGCCAGCGTGTCACTGGTGACGAACCACAGGTCCGCCGGGATCGGCCCGGCGTACCCGGTGAACACGTTGCCGTGCAGCATCTCCCAGATCGGGTTCTGGTTGGTGGGATCCGACGTGCGGACCCAGACCAGACCGTCGGGGCGGTTGACGAAGATGTCGCCGAGCCGGGGCGGTCGCGGCCAGTGCTGGTAGGTGTTCGGCTCGTCGCCAGCGGTGACGCTCAGGACCGCCGCGCTGTCGGTGGGCAGCAGGATCCACGTGTTGGTGCCCGGGTTCTGCGGGTCCTCCGCGTAGACGTAGTTGGTGTGGTCGGTCCGGTTGACGAACCGATCGCCCTCCTTGAGCGTCGTGCCAGCCGGGAACTGGTAGGTCTGCGGGGTCTCGCCCGTGGTGTCGGTGACGTAGACGTTGCCGGTCTGCGGGGTCATCGGTTGCCAGCCGGACAGCGGCGGGACCGCGCCGCCGCCACCCGTGGCGTAGACCCAGAGCGCGCCGTCGGTGGGGTTGACGAACCAGTCGCCGTGGACCGGGGTGCCGCCGGGGTAGGGGATCCCCGAGGTGCTGGGGGTGTTGCCCGAGGTCGTGTCCACGACCACGACCGGGGCTCGGTAGGTGACCATCCGCCACCCGCCGAAGCCTTGCGCGTCTGCCGCGTAGACCCACAGCAGGCGCCGGGGCTCGTTGTAGAACAGGTCGCCCGCGATCGGCTGGTAGCCGGGCTTCATCGAGCCCCACGGGTACTCGACCTCGTTGCCGTGCTGGCCGGGGAACGGGTTCTGCGCGGGATCGTAGGGGACGTACAGCGGGTCGGTGGCCCCGGTGAACGTGTTGTCCTGTTGCCAGTTGACCCCGGTCGGGGAGGTGACAGTGAGCCGCCAGCCGACCTGTCCGGGGGTGTGCGGCGGGATCCCGTCGATCTCAATGAACTGGTGCTGGCTGTCCATCAGCCACAGCCGGTTGTCGGCGGTGTTGACGATCAGGGTGCCCGGCGGATGCTCGGACGGGCGCTTGATGATCGCGTGCGGGTCCTCGCCGGGGACGTTGGTGATCACCGGGACGGCGGTCAGTTCCAGCCAGTCGCCGCCGCCGATCGAGTACCAGACACGCTCCGTGCCGGGGTCCACTGCGATCGTGCCCGGAAAGGCTTGGATCCCCGCCGGGTGATGCTTGACCTGCACCAGCGTCGGTGGCGCCTGCATCGGTACGAGCGGCATCAGGTCCTCCCAAGATTCTTGACTCGGTGCTCAGTATTGCTGCTGACATGCGCCGAGGGCGAGCAGGACGCCGCAGTTGACATCCTGCCCGCCCTCGGTGCGGTGCTTCTTCAGGCGCCGATCACGGCCACGCAGTGCCACCCTCGAAGATGACATCGCCTGCAGGCCACGGCTCGAATCCGTCGGTTCCGAGGACGCTCGGCAGCCACGACCCAGTGCATGCCTTGCACTCGTCGCCGAAAGAGTCCACGAACGCCGGGGCGCGCGTCTTGTCCGCCAGCACGTACGAGAACGGGTTGGCCAGCGCCTTCGCGTAGTGCGCCAGCGAGTAGGACTCCTCTTCAGGAATGCTGAAGTCCGCGACGCTCGGGAACTCCAACTTGTCGTTCCCGTTGCTCGGGTAGAGCGCGTCGTTGAGCCCCTGCGCAGACAGCGTCTCGTTGCCGCTGGCCTGCCCGGTGAACTCGTTGGACAGCACGCCGGAGGAGAACTCCCGGTCCCCGGTGTAGCGGATCTTCACCAGCGGGAACGCCCAGTGCCAGAAGCCGTTCGGCTGGCCGTCCTTGACTGCCGTGGCCCAGATCTCGATGGCCACTGGGTTGTCGAGAATCTTCGGCATGAACGAGTATCCGACGATTCCCGTGTCGCCAGAGGGACCCGAGGCTGGGCCTCCAGACGATGCTCCAACCAGCAGTTCGCCGCCCGCCAGCAACTTCGAGACCTCGGGGTCCACGCCACACAGCGACAGGTTGAACGACAGCCGCTTGAAGGCGTCGTTGGTCTTCCACGACACGCAGATGGAGCCGTCTGCGGCCTTGATGTTGGTCTCCTCGCCGTCCTCGAACTCCGGGGTGAACGACGCCGAGATGAAGCCCTTGGTCCAGTGAACCGGCTTGCTGGTGTCGATCGCGCCCGTCTCGGTGAGCGGCGTGATGCGCATGATGTTGCCCTGAATCGACGCCATGCCTGCTGCGGATCGAGGCATCTGGTTTCCTCCCGGAACTCGTAGGTCTCAAGATTCTTGGCCGGTGGGTGGCCGGGCACTGCGTGCAGTGCCCGGCCACCCGAGCCGGGGGGGACTACGGCTTCTCGATGACGATGCCACCAGCCGGGACAGCCGCGACAGCCGGGGCGTAACCGCCACGGATGGTCACAGCGGTGGAACCGATCTGCACGGTGGACCGATCCTCGGGACCCATGTAGGCGACCTGCTCGAACGTCTCGGAGAACGAGCAGTACTTGTTCTTCTGCACGTCCTCCTTGGTGCGCACGATGCCGAGGTCGAGGTTGCCGCCGTCCAGCCGGACGAAGGTGCCCGTCGGGTACAGGACCCACGTGGCATCGACCGGGAAGCCGAGGTACGAGTCGAAGTTGTCCACCCCGGTGGCGGCTGCAGCACCACCGAGCGCGGGGACGGGAGCCGAAGCCGCCGTGAGCCCGACGATGGGAGCGTCATCGAGGTACCAGATCGGATCCACGTTGATGTTGCGCAGGTAGCCGACGACCTCCGCGTAGCCGACGCCGAGCGTGTTGTCACCCGGCATCTGCGTGATGAGGTCGTCCACCATGGCATCGCGAAGCCACGACGGGACGACGATCTGCAGCGGGTGCTGCGGCGAGAGCCGGTTGCGCCAGCGCATCTGCGCCGCCGCCAGCCGGACGGTGACGAGGAAGTCGCGCGCCGCACCGAGCGGGGTGTCGGGGGTGCCGACGTACTGCCCGTCCGCCCCGGTTGCTGGGACCGCTGCTGCGCCCGGGGACGCCGACTCCTTCAGGATCTTGCCCATCAGGTACATCTCGGCGAGGCGCGCCTGCGCGACCAGCGAGAGTTCCGTGTTGGCCCGGATCCACTCGGGGAACGCACGGGTCATCAGGTTCTCGAAGCAGAGGCAGACGGTGAGCGCCTCCAACTCGAAGGACCGCTGCGTCCCACAGGGGATGTCGATGCACGGCTTGGTGTTCGCCGGGCTGGTCGCCGCCCCGGTCTGCAGGTAGGTGGAGACGCCTGCCGCCGACCAGATGCCGAACTGCTCAAGGATGTGGTCGAACGGGCTGACCTTGCCGATGAACATCGGCAGGGACGGCGCCGGGGTGACCGTGATGCCGCCGCGCTCGGCGTTGAACGACGGCAGCGAGTCACGGATCGGGCGGTCGGTGGTGCCGTACCACGCGGTGTTGACGTTGTAGAGGATCTCCTTCGGGGCGCACCAGCCAGCAGCGGTGAGCGCCTCGGGGGTGAGCGCCTCGGGATCCGAGGCCACGGCGCGCACCTTGCGCGCATTGCCCTCGGAGTCGCCGACCCGCAGGATGCGGTGCTCGGGGATCTCGGTCTCGTGGCGGATCGAGGCGACGAGGCTGTGCTCGCCGTCGCCGGTCACGCCGCGCAGGCTGTTGACCTTGCGGGTCATCGCCTCGACCACGTCGTCCATGCTGTTCAGGGCAGCGCCAGCGGTGAAGCCGGGGATGTCGCCGCCGACTCGGATCGCGGGCTCGATGACAGCGGCAGCAGCCACGGGGAGGTTCTCCTCCGGCACGTCCGCGTTGGTGAGATCGGCCATCTCAGGGTTCCCTTCCTCGGGGGTGTCGCTTGTGGTCTTGGGGGTCAGGTCTTCGGGGTCGGTCGCGTCGGGATCGACACCACGGCTCGACTGCTCGGCCTTGACCGCCTCCAGCAGTCCGTAGAGCACTCGCATCGCGTCGAGGTTGCCGCTCTTGTCGGCCACATCGAACAGCGCGTTGATCTCAGCCGTGAGGTCCGCGAGGTCGGGGGTGGACAGGTTGTCCAGACCCTTCTTCACGTCCGTGGCGACCTTCGCGAACAGCGGGTCCGCCGGATCGGCGGGGAGTCGAGTGTCCACGTCGGCTCTCTTCCTGTTGAGGGCGGCTCAGCGTTCGACCAGTGATGGACCGGCGCTGAAGCCGATCTGGGTTGCCGTACTGGTCAAGCGCGATCCGAGGAGGAAGGACCCCGACGGTCTGTGCTGGGGGTGAGTATGTCACCACGTCCGGCAACGAGGATGGCCTGCCCAAGATTCTTGGGCGTGTCGGAACGCAGAAGTGCCCCGCCGGAACATCCAGTTCCAGCGGGGCACAACCCCCGTTCAGCGCGGGACAGACTCAGCGACGGGCCTCCAGCCGAGCGATCACGCCCGCCTCATGCAGATGCGACAGCGCGCCGCTGACCCCGTTGGTGCGCAGACCGGTGACCACCCGGATCTCGTCGTTGGTCATCCCCCGGGCGCCCGCCCGGATCAGGCGCAGCAGCACCTTCTGCATGACGGTCAGGTCGTGGCGACTGCGCAGCACTCCCCTCTTGTCGGGCAGCGAGGCATCGCCTCGCGCTACTGCGGCGGTGAACGCACTCGCCCAGTCGCTGATCTCCCGGCAGCGTGCCCGGTCCTCGCGGGTGTACATGTCGTACCAGTCCTGCAACTTGGTCGGCAGGATCAGGTAGTTGTCCGCCATGACGTTGAGCGCCGCGTTCTTGCCGTGCGGGATGGTGGTCCGTGTGCCGACGGAGTGTCGCATCACGTAGATCGAACCGAGTGTCGTTGCCATCATTCCTCTTCCCCGACCTCGATCAGCACGAGGTCGAACCAGTGTTCGCCGCACAGGTCCGTCGGGTCCTCTGCGCAGCAGAGTCCCGACTCCCTGTCGTCGGCGCTGTACTCGCTCACGACTGGTCCGCCGTGTGCGCGATGTTGCCGGTCGAGATGTAGATCTTCGGCTCGCCCTTCTTGTCGGCGTACTTGCCGGGCGCCACGTCCAGCAGGTAGACCAGCGCCTGCTCCCCGTAGGCCCCCTCGCCGACCCACAGGACCACGCCGTGCAGGCCCTTCGGGTACTTGCGGCCCTTCACGACCTCGACCCGGTCGCCCTTGCGCAGGCCCGGCTCAGTGTCCCAGACCCGGACCACGGCCTGCTTCTGCTCACGGTCCAGCGCGATCGCGGCCCACTGCTCGTCGGTCACGGCCACGAACTCGGTGCAGCCGCACGGGTAGGTGCCCCAGTCATCGAAGAAGATCTGGTTGGTCACGTACGAGGTGCAGGCACCACCCTCGTGGGCGTGCGTGCAGGACGCGCACTGGTTGGCGCGCCAGACCTTCTCGATCACGCGGACCTTGCCGAGCGACTCGATCGCGCGCTCGATCGTGTCGAGATCGCGCTTGGCCCGCAGATGGGCGTCCATCCGATCGCCGAAGGTGCTGGCCGGGAGTCCGGCGACGCCCTTCGGGCGCGGCTTGAACGGCGCGGCCTTGAGCACCGTGATCAGGTCGGACGCCTGCTTCTTGGTCAGCCCGGTGAAGTCCGACGGGACGTACTCGGTGACCTTGGTCAGGTCGCGCTGCGTGGCCAGCGTGCTCAGGAACTTGATCTGGGCCTCGCTGGCGGGAATCGTGGTGGTGGCCATGGTGGTCCTCCTCGTCTTCGGGGTCTCTCCCCGATCTGGTAGTGCAACAGTAGCACAGAAGTCGGTCAGTGCCAAACAGCCTTCCAGAACGAGGTGTCCACCGCGTACCAGCCCTCGCCGTCGTTCTCGACCTCGGCATCCTCGACGTACTCGAAGTCCTGCGTGGTCCGCCCGCACGTGCGGCAGAAGGCGTGGACCGGCTTGCTCATCGAGAAGCCGTAGATCACGTCGGAGGACTCGTGCGCGCACTCGTAGTCGTCCGGCACGAACTCGGCCTCGTGGACGACACTGCCGAACTCGGAGACGACCGTGACGCGGATCTTGCAGATCTCCTCGTTCTCATCGTGGTCCCAGTCCACGTAGCCGACGTGCTTGGCCGAGTGGACGAAGTTGGTCACGTTCTTCGGGGCAGCGAAGACCTCGAACTGGAACTGCGAGGACAGCCGACCCTGCTCGTCGTAGACGAACTCCTTGGCCGCGAACGCGATCGCCTTCTCGACGGTGTCGAACAGGAACGCGCCGCGCACCCTGCCGTCGCGGGTCAGGATCACGTGCAGATGGTCGTCAGTGGTCATGGTCATCGGGGCCTCCTCGTCTGCCGGTCCATCCGGCGTCCCGCCAAGTGTAGCACACATCAGCGAGCGTCAACACAGTACGCGACCGAGTAGCCGTCCTCGACGCACTGCGCCTGCGCGTCGTTGCCCAGCACGTCCGCGACGAGCAGGACCCGCCAGACCACGGCTGCCACCAGCAGCACGCCGACGACCACCAGCAGCGCGACCGCGAATCGCGACCACGGGACGAGTTCGTAGCCCCGGACCGGGCGCACCGTCGGCCAACCTCCGACCGGGATGAACTCGCGAGCGCGCTCACGCTGGCAGTTGGAGCATTCGGTCTCGCCGGACTCGTCGTAATAGGTGACATCCTCGGGCCAGTACCGCTTCTGGCACTGGTCGCAGATCGTCGTCTCGTAGAGCATCAGCATCCTCCCTGTCTGCCCCGACCATCGAGGCGTCGTCATCGTACCACACTCCTACACTGCGAGCAGCGCAGGAACTCGTCCGGCAGCATCACGTCCATGTCGCTGACCGGGACGAGCCTCCCGCATCCGTCACACCTCACCCGTCGGTCGTTCATCGACCCACCGCCCCCTCGCCCGCTGCTCCTCGATGTCGCGCAGGAACTCCTGACGCTCGCGCAGCACCTCGCGACCCTTGACTCCCCGTCGGATGTCCAACGGCAGCGTCCCGAGGTGCCAGTAGTCCCCGCACCTGTAGACGCTCAGGCGCGCATCGCCGTACTGCTTGCCCGCCACCTTCGCCTCCTTGCGAGAGACGAAGTTGACCTTGCCGCAGACTGCGCAGCGCCCGGCTGAGCGGGACTTGTTCGGGTAGCGCGCCATCAGCGATCCCACACGTTCAAGATTCTTGACCGCTTGAGCGGCTTGGACTGGTCACCCTTCATGAAGGGGTTGATGTAGATCATCCGGTAGACGACCCCGCCGGTCTCGGCGTCCTTGTACGGCTGGCGCCGCCAGTGCCCGCGCACGATCCACTGGAAGTTCCACTCGACCGCGTGCTCGCCATCCCCGACGGGAGCGTGCTTGGGCCGACGCAGCCGGATCACGGTGATCGTGTCGTCCTTGAGGTCGAACCGTCGCAACGCCTTGGGCCGGACCTGCTCCCGCTCGGTGACCGCCAGCGTCTGCTGCATCAGGCGGCACGCGGTCAGGAACCACTGCGCCGACGAGACGTTCGAGCCGAGATCATCCTCCGGGACCTGTCCCCCGGTGTCATCGAAGCAGAGCACGACGGTGCCGTCGGGGAGGTCCTTGAACGAGACCGAACGGTCGCCGAGATTCTTGTACGACGCGGTTGGCTTGGTGGTCTCGCCGTAGTGCATGACCACCAGATCCCCGGTCCACGTCAGTTCCGGCAGCGCCCGGTACCGCTTGGGGTCCTCGTCGCGCAGCCGTCGGTTGACCACGTCCTCGATGTCGTACTTGGACGTGAAGGTGAGCAGGACGATCGCGCTGCCCGCCGTGACCCACGTGATCGCGTGGATCTTGTTCAGGTCCGCGCGCACGTCGTACATCCTGACCCCGCCCTCGATCCACATGAAGCCGTGCGTGGCAGGGATGTCGCCCTCCATGAGTTCCTCCGGCGGGCGGTCCTCGGCAGCCATCTGGGCCAAGTGCGCCATGTCCGGTGCCACGAGGAACGTCTCGCCCATCCGCAGCGCGCTGACGGTCGGCAGGGCGACCATCCGGTGGTAGGCGTCGGCGTCGGTGTGCCGGTGTTCACGCGGCACGGTCATGAACCCGGAAGCCAGCCGGAGGTTCATCGTGTTGGTGGCGGTCATCCGGAACATCGAGTCCCGAGTGACCAGCGTGTGCAGCAGGTCGCGCTTGGCCAGCACGTCAACGGCTCTCATCGCGCACCCCGCAGGTCCCGGCGCGCCGCGCGCGCCCACTTGCGCCACGAGAACATCGCGTAGGCGAACATGCTCTCGGTCCAGTAGCAGTCGTCCAGCGGCTGGCTGCTGATCACCGGCACCCCGCTCGGGGCGGTCGTCCTGTAGGTGTCCATGTCATCTCCTGTCTGTCGTTGTCTCGCCTCAGCATGGGCGGTGGTCGGGAGCCCTTTCGCGCACGGGCGGCTCCCGCTTCCCAGCCACTCTTGACTTGCCCGGTGGCCACGGCGCTTGGGTCTGTTCAGGTCATGAGACGACCCTACCACACATATTCACTATGTGACAATCGACCCCGTGATCCGATGCCCGCGCGGTTCGCCTTCCTCCGACGGGCGCACCTCGACGCTCAGGTCGAAGGACTTCAGGCCGAACTCGCCGACGAACACGGCCACGATCTCGTCCACGACCTGCTGGATCGCGTACTGGGAGATCACCCGAGCCTCCCGCTCGTCTGCCAGCACGGTGCTCGGAAGGAACCGCTCAGACATGAGCACGACCGGGCCGTCGTCCGGATCAGTCATTGGACGCCTCCTTGGGAACGCGCTGCCAGCGCCGACAGCCTCGGACCGGGTGAACCGCCTCCATCGGATGGCGACCCTGCTGGGCGGCAAAGAACTGGGCCATCGCCTCATCAGTGCCGCAGTCCGAGCACAGTTCAGTCCGGTTGTCCCAGCGTGAGAGCGCGCCGGGGAACTTCCCGGGATGCATGCTGTTGGGCACGCCGCCGCCGCAGCGGGGGCAGATGTGTCGGTCAGGAATCGTGGTGTCCATCTGGATCCTCCTCAGAACGACGGGTTCGTGTAGGTCTCGCGATGGCCGAGCGCCAGCACGCCCCAGTTTCCCTTGCCGTGCAGGCGTCCGTCGCGCTTGGCGAAGAACTCGCGCGTCGGCCCGAGTCGGTCGGGGCAGTAGTCGTACGCCTGCTGGCCGTAGATGCCGTCCTTGTTCAGGATGATCGACTGGTCCTCCTGTGCGACGACGCTCTTGACCAGACCAGCCTTGAGGCCGGTCCGGAAGAGGGTCACGCTGATGATGGTCGCAGCCCGTCGGTCCGAGCCGAGGCACATCGTGGCCCCGCCCCCGATCGGGGTGCTGTCCGGGCTGATCGGCTTCCAGTTGTTCTGCATGGTCAGACCTCCTTGGTCTCGTCGGTGAGGCGGATCCCGGCGAACGACAGCGCGACCTCCTTGGCCTCGCGCAGGGTCCCGATGGACTCCATGCGCTCCTCCTCGAAGCAGTCGGAGTCGGACATCGTCGCGACCCACGCGGGGCAGTGCCCGCAGTCGCAGTTGCGGAACACCCGGAGCAGCGTCCCCTCGGGACGGTTCACCGTGGTCAGTTCCGGGATCACGGCCTCGTACGAGCCGGGCGCGATCCGGGTCCAGATGCTCTTCGCCATCGCCATCCTCCATGTCTGCGAGTCTCTCCCGCGTGGGTCAATCATAGCACAGAACTACGAAGTGCTACAAGCCTCCTCGGACACGGACGCGATGACCTCCGCGATCTCGATCACGTCGCGCAGCACAGCGATCTCCCCCAGCAACTCGTCGCGCTGGGAATCCTCGTGGTCGCACGCGCAGTCCACCGTGGTCCGGAGCAGTTCCAATCCGACGATGAGCATGCGCGCCTCGCGGTCGGAGACGTAGAGCGTGGTCTGTGCCATTGGGCACCTCCTTGTCCAGCAGGAGCATCCTGCTCAGCACAGGATGGTATCACACTACTGCGAGGGCGGCAGCAACTCCCCGGGGCGAGGGTTCCCACCCGTGCGCTCGGATCGGTCCCGCTTGCGCGGCGGACCCTGCGGAGCAGGCTCAGCGGGTTCACCACCGGGGCCGAGCAGGTCGAGGAGTTCCTGCGGCGCGCCAGCCGGAGCAGCAGGAGCCGGTGAAGATTCCTGAGCCGCCGCCTCCTGCACCTCGGGAGCCTTCCCGTACGGGTCCGCAGCCGGGCTCGCGCTCGGCTGGTTCGGATCTGTGTTGATCTTCTCGACGTAGGCGCGCGCGTCGCGCAGTTCGGGACCACCGAGGTACTCGAACACGGCAGCCGAGACATCCTGCGGGACTTGGATCTTCTCGCGGAACAGCCGGTGGAACATCTCGTTGTTGCTGGGCGCGTCGTGCTCCGAGAATCCTCGGGCAGCACGCCACGCCGCTGCCGACAGCGCCTTGCGGTCGTACCCGTCGTTCGCCGCCTGCGACTTGTCCGGGCGGGTGACGATGTCCGCCGGGTCGTAGGTGACGTGCATCTTGGATACGAGGCGGGAGTCGAAGCCCTCCTTGAGCATCCTCGGACGCAGGTAGACCGCCGTGAGTGCTTCCACGATCCGATCCAGCAGCGGCGCGATGTGGGTCTTGTACATCGACTCCTCGACCACGACCGCGTTCGCGTACTTCGAGTCCTGCAGCCCCTTGACGAACTCCTTCGGCAGGTCGATGCCGATCAGGATCCGATCCAGCGTGTCCGTGTGCAGTCGGATGGTGTCCTCGTCCACGCCCCGGAACAGGTCGATCCGCTTGATCGCCGCGCCCGCCTCGGGCGGTCCGGTGAGCATCATCGGCACCAGCGAGTAGGCCGCGTCCTCCTTGCTGACCGGAGACAGCGCCGCGTCGATCATCGCTTCCTCGATATCGGTGACCTCGGTAGTGCCACCGATCCCGTCCGGGACGAAGAACGCGCCCGCGAACAGCCGGGAGCGGGTCGAGGTGCGGATGTACTGGTCGATCAGCAGCAGCGCCTCGCACGAGTCCAGCACGCCGATCATCGAGGAGGACGGCTCGTTCTGCCAGCGCGGGTGCGGGCGCCAGATCCGCGCCACGTAGGCATCGTCGGACAGCGGGATCGGGGTCCCGGAGCGGTCCACGCGCACCGACCAGCGCTGGATCTTCTTGGTCCGGTCCACCGGGTTCGTGTAGTCGATGACCGTGCCGTCGGAGGCGCGCGGCACCAGTTCCTCGGTGCTGAGCACCACCCACTCGGACCCGGTTCCCGGGCTGGGCACCTTCTCGTCGTTGACGAGGTAGCACTCCCCTGAGACACAGAGGTTCAGCGCGATCTGGGCAAGGATCTGCGGGGTGATCTCAGCCATCATCTCCGATGCACGATGCAGCGCATCCAGCGTGATCGGCCCGAACGTCTCGCCGATCGGATCCTGATCCTTGATGGTCCGAAGGCTCAGCGGCGGCTCGGTCGGCCTGTCCTCGATGCCCGGCTGCAGCACGGCGCGCGACGCCGTGTTGGCCAGCACGGTGAAGCCGTACCGGAGTTCCCCGATCGCGTCGAAGTAGTCCCACGCCGCCGTCTGCCACGCCCGAGCGAACCGGTTGGTCGCGCTCTTGGTCGCCGCACCCTTCGGGTCGGTCAGGTCCACGCGGGTAGCCGAGGCGCGCATCGCGACCTGCCGGACCCGCTCAGCCGGGTCGTCGTAGTCGTACTGGCTGGGGGATGACCAGCCGGAGGCGATCAGCCCATCGAAGTCCTCGCGGAACCGGGCGTACTGCTCAAGAATCCTGTCCGCCTTCATCCTGCCCTCCGTGCCCACTCGGTGATGTCGGCGATGCTCGCCTGTGGAGCGCGCTCGTTGTCGGCGAGTATGGCAGTGAGGTCCGCTGCAGCGAGGGCATAGACGATCGGGCGCAGGAACTTCAGCGGCTTGGCGTGCGTCGCAGTGACCGCCCCCGCGATCCAGACCGAGGCGCAGTACCGGCACGACACCGCGTAGCCGATGCCGTGGTCGGACGGGAACCGGCGCCAGATCGCCATCCGGACCGGCTCGCCGATCCTGTCCTCAGTCAAGATTCTTGTGGCCCGATGCACGGCCAGCGAGTCGATCAGCAAGTTCAGCACGAGACACCCGCCTTGGTCAGGTCCATCTCGGTGGTGGTGAACTCGACCGAGGTGATCAGCATCCCGCCGTTGGTCTCGAACGACACCGACGGGGACGAGATCGACAGCGCGTTGGCGACCTCCCAGAGGATCTCAGCGTCGTCGGAGGCCAACAGGGTGGTGCCCAGCGCCGCCTGAGGATTCGTGGTGCCGTCCTCCGCGAACGCGATCTGGCAGCCGCGCCCGATCTGGGCGATGACCCGGATCTGGGGCATCGTGACGCAGCCCGGGATCGTCGCGTCCGACGGGGACATCCCCATGGCTGACACGAGCACGCCGGGACACGGCATCACCGGACTGCCGACCCATCGGATGTCGGTGCTCAGCGTTCCCGGGACCTGCACACCTCGCCGGGTGGCGACCTCGCGGACGTACTTGACCACGGACTCGACCACGCAGGCGATGGTCGAGGTCCGCTGCCCGGTCGCGAGCACCGTCATCAGACGCCTCCCCAGATCGCCATCCACATCACGCGGATCGTCTCACCGCTCGGTCCGATGTTGCGGGCCTGACAGGGCACGAGGTTGCCGCCGTTCCAGCCAGCCTTGACCGCCGCCGTCACCGTGTCCTTGCCGTTGATCTCGAAGCAGGTCAGGAACATGGTCGGGTACTGCGGCAGCCCGCCACCGATGTCGATGGTGAAGTCCTTGTACGAACCGGACGCGATCGAGAACGCGGTAGTGATCCCTCGCCGGTACGTCTGCGGCCCCGCAGGTCCGGGCGGACCGGGCACGGTCGAGGCTGCTCCGGGCGGGCCTTGCGAGCCGATGCCGGGCGGTCCCTGCGGGATGACGAAGTCGAGGACCGCCGCACTCGGGGTGCCAACATTCTTGACCACCGCTGCGCTGCCCGGAGGTCCGGTGGTCACCGTGCCAATCTGGATCGTCCCCGCCGGGCCGGGCGGACCAGCGTTCGGGGACATGACCCAGTTCGTGCCGTCCCACGTGACCGTCTGTCCCTGCACCCGAGCGGTGGGCAGGCCCGCAACAGGTGCCCATGCAGCGCCGTTCCACTGCAGCATCGCTCCTGCTGCTGCAGCAGTGGGAAGCCCGGGGGCACTGACCCAGTTGCTGCCGTTCCACATCGCGACCTGTCCAGCCGCAGGATTCGCGGGCAGCCCGGGCGAGGCGACCCACACCGAGCCGTTCCAGCGCGGGATGTTGTCTTGTGAGACCAGCATCGGCAAGCCGGGCGCGGAGACCCACGCGGTGCCGTTGTAGATCACGGTGTGCCCGACGCCGGGATTCTCGGGCAGCAGCCGGTGCGAGATGCCGTTGATCGCCTCCGCGACCGACCTGCCCCACGACGCCTTGACGGCTTCACCGATGTTCGGGATGTGAATCATGTCGCCGGTCCTGCCGCGAAGTTGGTGCCGTTCCAGTGGGCAGCATCACCGTTGCCGAAGAACGACTGCTTTCCCGTGGGCCACGCCACGTGCCCCATGTCAGTGCGAAGTTCGATCGCTGCCGGATCGGTCGGACTGGTGGCCCATGCCAGCGAGGTCTTCCGCGTCTCGATCACACCCGTCGTGGAGTTCTCAGACATGTACCACTGAGGGAATGCGTAACGAAAGTCCTCCCCCGCCACTGTCTTGTCGATCTCAGGGATGTCCGGGTCAGGGAGTCCCGCCATCGACCGGTGGTTGTTCCGCTCGATGAAGAACACGTACATGAGCCGGAACTGAGCAGTGACCGTCCACCCGGCGGACCGCTCGAAGTCCACCCCGACATCGGTGTTCGGTTCTCCGGTGAAGAACCAGACGTGCGACATCCGGGAATCCCCGGAGTGGATCGCGAAGTCCTGATGTCCGGTGTAGTTGTGGGCCTGCCCATCCTTGTTGCGCCACAGCCGGATCCGGATCCGGGCGTCGTGCTCCAGTCCGCTCGCCTTGATGTTCAGGTACACCTTGGCGAACCCGACCCACGGGTAGGACGGCGCGCGTACGGTGGCGATCCCGAGGCTCGGCGTGCTGCCGTAGGGGAAGTTGACTGCCGCGCTGACCTCGTTGCCCGCCAGCCAGTTGCGCCCGCCGCCGCCGCCGCCACCACCACTCGGAGCGTTGGTCCAGCGAACAGTGCCGTTGCCGAGACTCTCCAGCAACTGACCGGGTGCCCCCCATCCGGGGAACGGAACTCGGCTCCCGATCGCATCATTCACCGCCCGCATCGACGGGGCGATGTACTCGGAGTTCTCCGAGAGGATGTTGCGCACGGCAGCCTGCCGGGCGCGCGCCGCGAAGTCGGTCCACATCGGCCCGAACCCTGACGCCGACCCATCGGCGAACGACATCAGCACCTCGTCGCCACCGTGCGGGTCCGGGAGCACCGCGCCCTGATGCCCGGTCGGCACATCGGCGGCGATCCAACGCTCGCGCGGAGCGTCCCAGATCGTCATCTGCCCGGGGCGCAGGCCCTCCTCCGGGACGGGCAGTCCGGGACGCGGCTCCCACCGGAATCCGGTCCAGCGGACCGTGTGCCCGACCGCCGCCGTCGAGGGCATGATCGGGTTCTTGAGCAGTTCGTTGATCGCGTCGGCGACCGATCGGCCCCACGAGGCTTTGACGGCCTCGCCGATGTTGGGGATGTGGATGTTCACAGCCACCGTGCTGCCTCCTCAAGATTCTTGATCAGCATGGGCACGGCACCGTCAGGTCGCTGATCTTCTTCGGCGTCACCGGATCCGAGATCCGCACCCGCGCCACGGACAGCGACGACACCCAGTCGCGCACGCTCTCCGGAAGCAGCGATCCACCGGGGACCGACGCCTTGGACTGCTGCTCCTGCTGGGCGCGCTGCCACGAGATGCCCTGCCGGGATACCGAGGTCGCCCCGGATGGCACGTCGCAGTTCGCCGACGACACGACCGCGCCCGCCCCGCTGGCCAGCCCGGGCTCCAGCGAGGAGACCAGCCGGGCCAGCATCCGGTCGGTGCCGGGCGGCAGGTTGCCGGAGGTGTGGTAGATCACCGTGACCAGCGGGTCGGAGGACTGGCAGCCCGGCCCGCAGCCGCACAGCCCGGCGATGTCGGCGAGGCTGTTGCAGCCGGGCAGGCAGATCCGCAGCCGGTCATGCCGTTCGAGGCAGAACGACGGCTGGGGGCCTTCCACGTCGCGCTTGTCCTTCGGGGTGGTATGGATCCGGTAGCGGCGCCTCACGCCCGCCTGCACGACGCCGTTGACGTTGAAGCCCGCCGGGTCGAAGCCGCCGTCTGGGTCGTCGGTGGGTCCGGCGAACTCGCCGGGCGGGTGGACCACGAACTTCAGCGGCTCGTCAATCATCATGCAGCCGTTGTACCGGCCCATGGTCGGGATCACGTCGCGGATCAGGTTGTCGCCGGGGATCGGAACGTCGAAGTGGTGCCCGGTGAACTGCATCGGGTGGAACTGGCCCGGCTTGGGCATCGGGTCGCCCCACAGCCCGGGCATCGAGCAGCCGTCCCGGTGGATGTGGACCCCGAGGATGCTGTGCTGCCCGTCGGCGGGCGGGTCGAGGTTGACGGTGATGCCCGGACCGCTCGGCCCGCAGCAGCCGCCCCGGTTGATGGTGCGCAGCCGGTAGGTGGCCGCGACGCAGCGCTCGGGGCCGTACCGGCCCTTGAGTGCCTCGGCTAGCATCACCGAGGCTTCCGCGACGGTGTCGGCCAGCAGCATCAGGCGCGCCGAGTAGGCGTCGAAGTCCTCTCCGGGCTGCTGCTCCAGCGGGACGCCCGTGCGCTTGGCGACCGAGGCGATCGAGGCCCACGGCAGGGTCGCCGAGGTCGCCGACGAGGTGGTCAGGACAGCCATGGCGCCCAGAGTAGCGGTGCTGGCTGTGCGAGGGCTGTCATGCCAGCACGAAGCCCCGCCCACGATTCGTGGACGGGGCTTCGAGGTCGAGTGGTCAGGAACCGAAGACCCCGACCACCGCCATGACGATCAGCGAGAACGAGATCAGTCCGATGACCGTGCCGTTGAGAATGGTCCCGGCAAGCGAGATGCCAGTCGGGTATCCCCCTTTGGCCTGATGAACCAGCGCGACAATCGACAACGGAGCGCCGACCAGTGCGAGGACAGTGGTGATCAGGCCCAGCAGTCCGAAGGTCAGGATTCCAATGCTCCACGCGACGATGCCGAGCACCATCCCTGCGATGCCCATCCCCTTGAACGGGTATGTCGGCTTGACGGTGTACGTGGGGGTCGTCACGGTGACGATGTTGGTGTTGTTCTCCATGGTGGTTCTCCTTGTCTGCGGGGTCTGTCCCCGCGTGGTGGGATGGGGGGTGGTGCTGATGTCGGGTCAGAGCAGGGTGAGGGTGGTCCCGAGGTAGCCGTCGTCACCGAGGATCACGCTGAACGGGATGTTGCCCTCGGTGCGGGCAGCCTCGTACGCCGCGCGCACGGCGTCGTGGACGATGTCCGGGTAGTTCTGGGCGACGACCCGCTCCGGGCGCCTGACGGTCTTGTTGCGGGTACCGGACTTGGTCAGCGGCCAGCCGAGCACCTCGACCGAGACGTGCCAGCCCGACGGGTAGTCGTCCTCGGAAGTCCAGTAGTCGATCTCGACGGTGACGCGGTCCACCTCGTAGGTGGTCCCCCAGACGGTCCCGCCCGGGTAGACGCGGACAGGGGCGAAGGTCGAGCGGGTCTTGATGGTGTGGGTCAGGGTCTCAGTCGTGATGCTCATGTCTGCCTCCTCAGGGGCGAGTGGGTCGGGGGTCGGTCGGGGGTCGATCAGCGGGCAGCGGGCCGGATCGCGAAGTCGCGCTCGAAGCGGTACAGCGCGTTGCTCGCGTCCACCAAGGCGCTGCGCGCGTTGTCCCGGGCGTCGAAGGCCCGGTTGCTGGCGCTGGTCCCGTAGGGCAGGCGGTGGACCTCGGTGTTCCACCGAGCCCAGCGGCCCTCGGCCTTGCTGGCCCGCGCGCTCAGCGCGTTGTAGCGCTTCCAGTATGCGGCCTCGGTCAGGTAGGTGATGGTGGCGGTGGTGGTGGTCATGGGGTCCTCCTCGGTGCTGGGCTGATGTCTCAATGGTAGTACAGATTGCTGGAAAGTGCCAACTTTGCTCAGAAGTTGATGCCCGCCACGATCGCGTAGGCGTCCAGCAGCGCCTTCTGGCGCTTCATCGAGCCCTTGGCCATGGTCGCCAGCAGGATGTTCCGCTCGGTGTTCTCGGCCCAGTTGCGGACCTGCAGCACGTAGTAGTCGGTGGAATCAACGTCGGCCTTCGGGGACAGCGCGTGCTGCAGCGCCTGCACCGACCAGCGCAGGTTCTCCAGCGCGTACATCGCAGCCTTGGCGGCACCGACGGACTTCGGTCCGTTGCCCTCCAGCGCGGCGGCGCTCTCACAGACGAGCAGAACGGTCGCCTCGTTGAGCGCGTCGGCGATCGCGCGGCAGCGGGCCACAGTGGCGGGGGCGGTGGACTTGGCGGTGGTGGTGGTGGTCATGTCGGGCTCCTCTGGTCGGTACTGCTGGCTGATGACCTAACAGTAGCACACTACTGAGGATGTCGCCAAACCGGCTGGAGATTCCTGACATGGCTCGGCGGCGGGATCACGGATCCCGCCGCCAAGATTCTTGAGTCACGCGCTGCGCTTCGGGAGCAACCTCCTCGGGTTCACCGAGTCCGCGTAGGCCCGGTGACACATCCCGCAGGTCACGTCCCCGAGGGTCGTGGCCACGCCGTCCGCCG